CTTGAGCAATTAATCCCTTTTCTAAAGCATCAAAATACTCTGAGTTCATTAGAGAGGCCTGTTCTGCCTTAAGGTCGGCTATTGTTTCAGCCATTTTCTTTGTAGATGTTATTCCATCCATCTGCCTCTCTAGAGTCTTCGCTAGGTTGGTGTTGTATAGATTCACTACGTTTCCTATAGCCCTGACTCTATTCTGCAATTGCCACAGCCCTGAACCGGATAGCAATCTAGAGATTATGTTCCATGTTTTTGAGGTATCTGCAAGCCTTCCAAAACTATTAACCAGAGAATCGCTTTCTTTATTGAGTAGTTCGATAGCACTGGTCAATGCACCGACATTCTCAACCATTCAATCACTTCTTTGTCTGCTTCTCTATCTGTCTAGCCTTCTCTGCCTCTACTTCTGAGTGTATCAAGAGCATGTTCATCATAAAATCTAGTGGTGTGTGCTTCGCAATATTCGGGTCTATCTTGAATGCCATACAATACGAATATAATGTCACCTCCATCATTGTGCTTGGATTTATCGCTCTTCCTTGAAGTCCCTTTCTAATTTCTAGGCTTTTCCCTTATCACTACCCATGAGTTCCTCAAACGGGTTTGGTAGTATTTCCTTTAGTTGATTACCAACGAATGGACTCAACTGTAGTATCTCAATCGCTGTCAACGATGGCTCAGTCTTCTCTATGAATTCCTCTGCCATGTACTTGTACATCTTGTTCAGGTCAAGGTTCATCCCTTCCTGTGTCATATCCATCACAGTAGAGAGGGCTTGCTCCACTTGTAACCAAGTAGGCTCCTTCACCCAAACTTTCAGAACCTCATCAGATTCCGCGTTCACTTTTATTTCAAAACATTCTGTGTTCGCTTTCGCAAACAACTTACTCTTATCATTTACTACATTTGTCATTTTCTTCCACCTACATCAAACCAACAAACAAACAAACGTGTGTTGGTGGAAAATAATTGAGAACGGTTCTCCTGCTTTGAGAACCCCCTATACACTACCAGTGTTTGAGTGAAGTATTACCCAATTGCCTGAATAAGTTGCCGTGTTAAGAGTTCTAGCGGATATAGTGGCTTCCACTTCTAATGGTCCCTTGTCTTCGGGGAAGGGAACAGTGACCCCCTGTATTATGTAATCCTCAAACTTCAACTCGATGAAATCAGTAGCAGACTTCTCAAACTTCAATTCCAGTCTTCCTGTATGTGGAGCGGCATTACCTGAACTGTAAGCAGTGCTACCAGTAGTCTCTCCCTGCGCTCTCAGGTTGTTCCAGAGTTGCGTATCAGTAATCAGCATCGTGAATGACATCTCGTAGGTTCTCTGACCGGGTATGTGTTGAGAGGTCACTTGTCTACTGTAATTCCCTATGAACCTCTGAGGTGTGATGTTGTTGTTTATCGCAACTGAGCCTGACTTTATCTTAGCCACGGTGTTTCCGAATATCTTGATTGCTCCGCCGGAGAAGAGATACGGCTCTATGTCTGTAGCAGTTGCGGCACTGCCACTAGCATTGTCACCATAGTTGAACATGGATGACGCACTTCTCACCTTTCTCTTTGGTGCGTAATTTATTGGTGAGTCAAAGGCTCTTCTGGAAACGAAGTCTAGGCTTCCTCTGAGTTCCTGCCCTTCCTCAAAACTCAATGTCAGACTGTTTACCTGACATCCAGTGAAGATTCTAGAGTAGATGTCTGCATGGTTTGTATCAGTATCACTAGTGTCCGTATTCGTTCCTGCTGACCCAACATAGTAGTCTGCATCGGCAATGTTCGACTTCTCATAGGCGACATCTAATGAGAAGGAAGGCAGAGAGTCTCCGTTTGCTTCTGTGAAGGTATAGACTAAGTTACCAGTGCCACTAGAGCGTCTCTCCAAGTCAGCAGTTTCTAGCCTAGTACTAGTATTAGTCTCACCTAGAGGTGGGAACTCCTTACCAGATATCAATCGGAATAGTTTACCATTGTCCGTTTCTCTAGCGAACCCGGTGTGGGTACCTAAAGTACCAGACATGGAATATCCAGTAACGCTAGTGGTGTACTTACCTAATGCGTAATATAGCCACATGCCATTGTTGATGGATATGTCCATAGCACCACCAGTAACAGTCTCTCCTTTCTTGTACTGGTATTGGAAATTCCTGCTTCCTGCAACGGCTAGATTTAGTTGTCCTAACTCTACGTCTACGGAAGGTGGCGTTATTGAATTCACAAGACCTAGCCAATTGTCAGATAGAAGTGTGAGTTCTCCATCTACAGTAGGGGCAGGTGTCGGTGCGCCAAATGCTAGTATGGTAACATCGATGTTATCATCGGTATCTGCGTCACCTACTGTCTCATTGAATGTTATAGTGTTAGATGTGTTCGATTTTATGAGATAGAAACCATCGAATGTTGCCGAATCAGCATTTGCTATCTTTGCCATACATCCAACGTATATATTAGGAACTAGAGTATTCTGTAAATCTGAATCATCTATAGTAACTGTTGTGTGGTCACTTGCGGCAAATGAGCAACTCTCTAGGAAGATATCCGCTTCTGGTATCAGTGACGCTCCTGCACCTACGCCCGTAAATACTTCTGATTGTAGTTCTGCTAGTGTAGCCATATTCATTCCCCCTATGTGGCTCTCGCCATCCTCTTCATCTCAACGGACAACTTGTAGCCCAATAACCTTTTACCTCTATCATTGGCTTCGGACCTACTGTTCAATTTTATCAATTCTGCCGATTCCTCAACTGTTCCTGATGTTCCACCACCAACGTACACTCTTGGATTCAGAGTGTTCTCTTCTAGAATCTTCCTTGCTATTTTGTAAAGTGCTTGTAGTCTATCTCTGGAATAGACTAATCCTGATTCATAATTGCTCTGTGACCCATCTTGAGCAAAGTCCCTTCTGTGTAATACCCTCAGATGCAGAGTGAAGTCATAGTTCTCATTTCTAACTGCATAGTCAATTGTAGGGTATTCTATTGAGTTGCTATCTTCAAACACCACAATCAGTGCTTGCAAGTCACCATCTACTCTCCTACCTTCGTTTGGTTTGATTGACCTAACATCTACGATTCTAGGAGTTACATTGTGTGCAGATACAATGTCACCAGAGGATACCAGTGCATTACCAGCAGTAGTCCATTGGTCAGTCAATAGCCTCACTATGAAAGTAACTTCATCCATCAGGAAATCTCTCCTACTGCCTCTTGTAGTTTCTTGGTTATCGCCTTATCGAAAGCCCTCATTGCCTCTTCGACAACTCCCTCTTCTGATAGAGCGAACTCAGCATACTCACTATCTAACAACATCTCATTTCGTTGTTTCTCTCTTTCTAGAATCTCGGTGAGTATTCGGGAATATCTCTCTGCCATAGTATCACGAAATGAAATGTATGAGGTTCTTCTTGCCGTTTAGGATTGCATTTGCCTCCTCTAGCAGTATGTCATGCTTGGTCTTCAAGTCGATGTTAGAGTTAGTCTCAGCAATCAGAATCGAATTATCATCGTGACGTATCACCTCTGCGGCTACTAACTTAGTAGCGGCCTCATGTATCGGTGCTGGTACTCTACCGTCACCTGCTACATACGTGACTTTGATAGAGTGGTTCTGTATGAAGGGGTACTCATTCAAGAAGAATATCTTACCCTCGGCATCTATCGTCCAGAAGTCCTTGACTCTGCCTTTGTCCTCATTGTCAACGAAAGCGGAAACAGTGCCTACTGTCACATTGCCATTATCAGTATCTTGAGAGGAGATGGTGCAATTGGCCCCATCATCACCCAACAGAAGCGAGGAGATAACGACAGACTTACCATCATCTGTCTCAGCAGTGGCATAGAAGAAATCAGATATATTTACACTCGCGTTGCCATTAGCCGTGACGGTTTTTGCGGCAGTCTCACCAGTGAACTTCGCTGTCTTCATTGGAAACACCTCATTGATAGCATCTACTATCTGACTCACAGTGGTCTTAGGCCCGAACGTATCAAAGAAATGGCTACCCTCAACCAAGTCAAATGTATACGTGCCAGCAGTCAATCTAATTCTCCAAGATTGGGAACTGGTAGTCGAGGCATCAGGAACGGTTATCTTAGCGGTGGCTGATGCTAGGTCTACCCATTCGGTTCCTTGCCAAACCTGTAAACGAACAATCTTCTGCACCTTGGGGAAATCCAACTGTATGAATCCAACATAATCCTTGTGTGTGCTGATTGGATACTGTCTCTCTCTGTGACTATCGAAGGAGGCATACTCATGCTTGTAGATTAGTGGCCTGTAGGAGTGCTTTGTAGCGTCGTCTATCTTCTCCTCTGCTCTCTTTATCAGTTTGCCAACTTCTGCCCTTGTTGGTGTTGTGTAGTCCGTGAATGACTCTATTTGCAGGAGGTTGGATACATCAGTGTGTGTAGTGTAGTGTCCATTGCCTATTGAATAATTAGGGTTTATCGCTGTAAAGTCACTTGGGGAGCCTAGTTTTACCATTCAATCATCTCTTTGTATTTGTTCTCAATTTATCGAAGAGAATCTTTACCTTCTGCAATACGCCTAGTAGGTTTTCCGTATAGCGAGTTTTCTTTGGTGTCCTATCTCTTTCTGTGGTTTTCCTCTGTCTCTTGTAAGTTCGGAAACTGACGAAGAGTGGTTTACCAGCCAACTGCTTGATGTCTTCTGTCACGGAGATTAACTTGACCATCGTTCTTGGGTTTGTTGGTTCGCTTCCCCTCATCTCCCTTAACTCGGTATCTGAGTATTCGTATTGACCACTAGGTACACCATCTTCTGTAGAACTAATACTGAGTCCTGATGGTTTACTGAGTTCCTGTCCTTGTTTTGGGCGTTTAAATTTGTTATATTTGCTAGTAGTCGTTTCTAGTAAATCAGGATTCGGAGGGGCTAGTCCATAGGGACCAAATCTTACATCTTTATTTGGTATCAATATGGCACTCTCTCTAGTAAAATCAATCTTACCATCCTTTGGCTTTCTTTGGAAATTAGCATCATAAATGGCATCAGAGAAGTTTTGAACAGTGGGAGTGACACCCCTCATCCTAGGGATAATCAAGGCTACTCTCTGCTCCTTGTCTCCTATATCCAAAGTGGTGTTCATAATTTTCTCTGCACCTTCTTTACCAAACGGGGAGTCACTGGCCGCTCCTGATTGAAAGTATGGAGATGGTTGGCCTGTAGTGGTCTTTCCTGCTCTTGTCTTCATTCCGACTCTAGCCATTATCGCCCTATAGTCCTCTTCTGGTAGACTTTCTTCTGGTTGCTCTTCTTCATCGTCCTCATCATCCTGAGAGACATATGGAATGTTTCTGAACTCAATCATGTTATCGATGAAATCCTGTCGGCTGTCTGCGGCGTAGAACATTCGCTTTAGTTCCTCGGTCTTCAATAACTTGTGGAACTCAACTAGTTCTTTTAAGAAGTCTCTCAGATTAGACCGAATGCTTGCTTTGATTTCTTTACCTTGGTCTTCTGTGAACTCATCAGGGTCTTCTGTCTCCGTCAACTGTAGAACGCTATCATAGATATCTATGGCAGGAGTGTCTCCTGCTATCTTCAATTTCATGCTGTAGTTCTTGACAGTTATCTCTCCCTCTGATGGTTGTAAGGAATCGAATACCAATCTCTGTATGGGATTCATTTCTTCCTTAGATGGAACTGGCTTCTTCAATATCTTCTCAAGCATGGTCTTAGTGATAGTGACATCCTCACCATCATTCGCTATATCCGATACAGACTTACTTTTAATTTCCGTTCCATCTGGTTTTACTAGTGTGAATGTACCATCCTTGTAAGTGATGAATGAAAGAATGCTTTCTGATGGTCCGGTAGGGTCTAACTTATCAGGGTCTAGTTTGTCTCCCATTTTCGCCTTTAGTAGTTTCTTGACCTTCTTTGTCTGTTCAGTTAATGCGTCTGCAAACTCTTCGTCGGACAGGTCTTCTAGATTATCATCTTCACCAGTTACTTCAACTCCTTCCGAGTCATCCTCTATTGACATATCTGCTTCTAGTTCTCTACCAATGTCAGCCTCTTCTCTAGTTCTTACTTGTTCTTCGGTTTCTTCGTCATCTTCAACAACAGGTTTCTTATCCTTGACACCCTTGTTATTGACCATCGGATACTCCAATCCCTTTCTGACAACTGGATTGTCCGAAGTGCTTTCACTAGCCATGTACCCATTGCTATCCAAAAGCCTGTGAAGGTAGTCCTTCGCTCTGAATACGAGAAGAGTGGCATCCCCTTCCGTCCTTATGTCGATATGCTCTATTATCTCCTTGTAATCCCTAGGGGGTGCTAGGTTCTTGTTGCCCATCATGGCTCTTGCCAATGACGTTCCCAACAGGTCATCAGGCTCATCTGTCATCTGACCTAGAGGCAATTGCAATTCCCTGCGAACTTGACCTTCACTTCCTAGTTGACCTATAGTCAGATTCAACTTACTCAATTGCTCAACGTTGTCATCATCCTCATCTAGATACTGTTTGTCAGAAGCGATTTGTATAAGTTCAGGTAATTTCATGCCTTCTAGGTCGTCTATGAATTTAGTCAAAGCCTTTCGATAGTCCTTGGCAAGAAACTCTGCTCTGTCTTCCTCCTTCAAACTCTTCTGTGTGAGATATAGTACCTGAGAGTGTTTCCTGATTGCGGTTTTCATTTTTGTTTCTCTGTTCTTCCCCTTCTGCACATCCCTGAATATCTGGAATGCAACCATCCTCAATGCTTCTGACTTGTCTAGGTTTTCCTTGGCACTAGCGTTGTAGTTGAATATTCCTAGGTTGTTACCCTCTCCTAGATTGAGATTAACAGAAGTTTCTCTCTTAATCAATACCATCTACTTCACCTAAGCAAGCCACTTTGCCCAAGCAATACCTTTGCTCATTGCAGAGGCTAAACCTAGACCGCTTGTAGGTGGGGTGTATGACATCTGACCAGTTTGAGGGTCAATCCAATACGGGTTGTTCATGTTATCATAACCAGCAGGGGGAATCGGATATCCAGACTGGTTGTTGAATGCCATCTGCTGTTGCATCATGGCATTGTTCATGCCGACTGCGGCACTGTTGCCCTGTATCTGTGACGGGTCTACGCCACCCGGATTAGCGGCCCCCATACCGCCCATTGACATCTGTGCCATCTGTTGTTCTTGCGGCATGGTGAAGCCTTGAGATTCTAGGTATTGTGTCTTAGCCATTCTTCTTTGCATGACTACCTCTGAGTTTATTGCAGAAGCAAGTAGAGTTTGCAAATCCAATTCTATGTTTGCTTGAGTAATGCTATTTAGGTTTGATACTGCATCATTGCTTAGAGTTAAGTTGCCGTTACTTGCAGACACGAATTCTAGATTGGTTAGTATCTCACTAACTGTCTTCTGTACCACATCTCCAACTAATTGTGATAATGCGGCTAGGAATGCCTCACCGTGATACTGGAAGAAGTCCTCTACGTGGTTCTCTTGTAGAGTCAACAGGTTGTTCATTGTCTTGAATTGGGCCTGTTGATTGTTCTGCATTGTGTTCATCAAAGTACCATTACTAGTTCCGAATAGTCCCATTATTGCTCACCCGCCTCTTCTACGGTAGCGACCTTAGCCCCTTCAGTCAATAATGTTTTCACCCTCTTATTGATTGCATCACTTTCAACCATCAACCTAAACAACTCTTCTTCCTTGTTCTCATTTCCTGATTGTGGTGGCTTGATTGTCCAACCACTACTTGAAAGAGAAGTGATATCGCTTTCTTTCAGTGTAGTCAATGGGCCAGTAACCATATTCAATGGATTCAAGGATTGCATAGAAGGAGCCTTTGGGACATATGCACTAAAGGAAAGCCCATGTTCCTCTGCTAGTATCTGTTGCTCTAACATCTCATATTGCCTGTGTATTGCCGCATGCTTCTCACAGTACGTTCCTCTCATTGGGTATCCCTTGCGAACCTTGTGCAATGGAAGCGGGGGTCTTAGATTGTCACCTGCTTCCCAAACCTTGTGAGTTCCGCATACTACACATCTATCCTTTATGTTGTACTTGAATTTGTATGGGAGTTTCAAGAATGTCTTCGTTTCTGGTTTTAGAATCTTGGTGATTTCCTTGAGTTGCTTCTTTGGTTTAGTATTCTTATACTCATAGGTCATTATAGAACCGGGCGACCTAGCCGCATCGTATCTATCCATGAATGCATTATTACTAACAGACGGTGTTGTTGCTCCAATCAAACTTGGCGGTTGAAATGACATTGACATTATAACACCGAATTAGTAGTCCTTTATCATAGTTAGGACTCCTCTGTATACCATCTCAGAGTCCGATTTGGCACTCACTATGTATTTGTAGCAAGGAATTCCTTTGTCATTGAGTCTTTGAATACCGTCCCTAAATGCGGAGAAAATAGGATGCTGTTCTATTGGCCCATCGTGTTTGTACTTGTCTTTCCACAAATCGTACTTGTTAGCCCATATGCCTACGGCGATAGGATAGTCTGCTTCACGCTTCTTCCTTCTCTTGCCATTGACATTCCACTCACTTGCACAGACTGTATCTACTAGGAAAGTCCAACAAAGTTGTTGTTCAATATCGAAGTGCTTGTCCATATGCCTGTCATCAATCATAAATATGATGTATTTTACTTTACGACTTCGCATATCTTGAATCCAATCGTTCCAATATGTTGTCTGCCCACCAATGTCAGCAGTTTTCACTGTATGTGCATCACCGTCTAGTTTGACGTACTTTCTAGTTGCTCTACCTTTACCAACTGTCCTAGTTTTGATATCTGGTACTTCTCCTCTAGTTCTTAATTGGTGATTGAGGGTAGTCTTTCCTGCTCTTGTTGCACCATATATTCCGAAGTTTATCGCATGGACTCTCTGGTATATCTTATTCAGTCCCTCGACAATGAGTATGGCGAATCCCGCCATCACTGACAAGATATCACCACAGATGATTCCAGAAATCTGTTAAGCCGTTCCATGCAATAGACAGAGTATTCAAACCCGCTATGGCAAATGCCTGTCCTATTACAAAACTAGAGAGACAGGATATTATTCCCCAAAACCAAAACCTAGCCCTTAGAAACCAGATGTCAGCAGAGTGCGCTCGTTGTAAGTCATATGCGAGAGTTGACTCATCCATTCCAAATAGGATTTCGCTGACCACTCACATCACTCCCTCACTAGTTCTCTATGGTTAAGAAAGAGGGACTGACTCCTTGCTCCTCTGCTTTTATGGTCGGTAGGTTCTGGTCACCATATAGTGCAGGTGTCACTGCATAGTTAGTATTGAACTGCTTGAGCGATTCCTTTACTCTGCGCTTGTTCTCCTCCTCTCTCTGCTTCCTACCCCAATATCCATCTATTGCTCTTCTTAGTAGGAAGTCCTCGATGTAATCACTGATGAAGACATCGAACAACACCTTCACCATTAGTATAGCACCGATGGTGCTAATCCCAAACAACACTGCATGTGCCTCTGCTCCATATGGGAAGGATATCCCATATTCAGCATATGCTAGTACATTCACTCCGCTTACTGCTCCAACGAACAGTATCGCCATTATCATTCTCGTATCATTTTCTAAACTTGGCATAATATCACACAAAGGTTACCGTTACCGCGACAGAACCACTACCTGTTATTTCAACCCATAGTCCCTTAGCCGCCACTACCCCATGCATGTCATACTCTTGGTTGAACACGTTAGTACCGCTATTGTCCGAACGAGTGTTTATCCTGACAATCTCCACATCACCCGAAGCACTAGCATCACTGCTATCGAACACCTTGATGATATTAGCGGCATTTGCATTCGATGTTACGTGGATACTAACTAACTTGGTTCTCTGTGAAGAGACTAGTTTGCTAGAAGCAAATACCCCACTTGATAGACATCCTGAAACTGCCATAATCACTCACTCCCCATGAGTGCTTTGATGAGGTCTGCTTTTTTACCCTTCGCAGATATTCCCCTTTCATCCAGTAATTCTTGAATTTTCTTCACCGTTAGTTTCTCTAAATCAGGAGGCAACGGACCAACCTCTTTTTTTGGTTTCTCTTTCTTCTCTGCAATCTTAGGTTTCTTACTAGCGAACATAGATTTCCTAATGGAGAGTTTATCCTTCAACTCATCAACAGTGTGAGTATTTGTCACCATCTTGAGAGTACCTAACTTATGTTCTCCTAGTAGTGAGAAGTCCTTACGGTCCTCATCAGTGAACTTGTAGTCCAAACTGTACATGATGCTCACTGCATAAATCAGTGGTACGTCAACATCTTTCTCATATGTTATTTCGTATTTCTTCCCACCTAGCATTCTTACCAGTGGGCCGTCTAGTTTCCTTTCTTTCAACCTAAGTTTAACCATATTTACACCCTTTAATTGGGGGTAGCAACCCCCTTCCTGTTGTTCTAGGAAGAGGGCCGCTACTTTATGTTTTACTCAAATAAGCCCGTAGGCTCGGACTCTTACGAATCCTAAATCGCCGTTAGCAGATTCAGCACCAGAAGATGCAGTTGTTCCTACGAGAGCAAAAGATGCTCCACTCTCATATTCACCCGTAGCACTCAATTCCACTACAAACCTTTCCAAAGCGACTCCAGAAGCAACCTCGCAACCAGTAATCATCACGGCAGTTACTCTACTAAGACCCAATTCAGTCGCAGTAATTATTTCGCCGTCTTCTGTGTAAGAAGTGATGTTTATGTTTGCATCAACGTAGTATTCATCGCCTGTTACTTTAGGCGCACTTATACCTTTGTGGTCTGCTATTATGGTTGTCGTGTGTGTCATTCAAACACCTCAAGCACTCTTTAGGTTGGTAATCTTACCTTGTCCCTTGAAGAAGGAGCAAGCAGTCTCGCCCATTGTCCTGTACAGCCCTTGGTTACCCAACTTGCCAACACCGAATGGGTTGCCGTTGGAAATACCATCCTCAAAGTACTGAGTAGGCTTCATCACTGATAGCCACAGATGGTCAGTGTCTAGCAGTAGGATGTCAGTCAGCCTGTTGCTTGTTGACAGACCAGTTGATGGCATGTCCTTTGCTGGGATGATGGGTATGTCGTAGTAGGTTGCGACCCTGAAGCCGACCTCTGCACCCTTTGGACCCCTAACGCCGTTGTGGGTTGGGACAATCTCCTTCCTGTCCATAAACCTCTCTTGGCTCTGTAGTAGGTCAGATATGTGCTGGATGGTATCGTATCCAGTTATCATTACCTTGGGGCTTCCACCGTTCTGCCTGATTCTCCTAATCATGTCGTTCAGTATGGAGAGAGTCAGAACCCTTGCGGTTCCATCTGCGTATCCTGTACCGAAGTCAACCTCTGCATCTAGGAAAGTGGCAGTTGCAGTTGCAGTCTCGCTTCCGTGCGAACCTCCAATTGCTACTGGCCTGACATCTCCGAAGATTCTTGTTAGTTCGGCGGATACTGCTGGCGTACCAGAGTCATCTGCTCCTAGTTCGGTAACGTTGTCTAGGTACATCTGTCCAATCTCACTTGCCGATGAAACTATCTTCATCAGAGAAGTGTAGTTCCTGTCAGAGTTAGTTGCGCCCTGTAGGTCACTCATCTTCTCAAGAGGCATCAGTAGCATAACGTTCTGCGACTCTGCGTGATGCTTACCCATGTCCTCACGGACAATAGCCCTGATGTCACCAACACCGTCGTCAATAGCGGCTAGTTCCATACCAAGTTCCGAGAACTCAAACTTGTGAGCAACGGTCTTTGGGCTGATGTAGAGTTTAGCATACTCAGGTGCTAGTGCAGAGATGTTGCTAAGAGACTCATTCTCAGGCACTCCACCAATTAGGTCAGCCTTTGGTGCGGCGGAGCCGACTGCTCCTGTACCAATACCGAATGAACTTCCAGAGCCACCTTGAGGTCGGCTCTTTAGCACTCTCCACCCGCTAGAGGTGTATGGCCTCTTAGCCATAATCGATAGCGCGTTTACCTCTTGGTTTAGCATCGACCAAACTTTCTGTCCGTAGAGAACGTTGTATAGGTCGCCCAAGTTAGAGGCCGCACTGCCGCTAAACGGGTTTCCGGAAGCGTCGTCGTGAGGAGTTCCAAATCCTCCAACAATTCCGGCACTCTTCAATAGAGCGGAACTTCCACGTAGTCCGTAGGTTGCCGCTTCTAGGTCTTTCATCGTCTTAATATATCCTGTCATCTTTCATCAACTCCTAGTTGCCCCTCGTTAGGTTATGGATATCATCCCATGACATCTCTCCGGCTTCCTCAACAGTTGTTGGGAACCCTTCAGGGATACCAAAGGCGACTTCCTGTGCCTTACGAATATCATCATCTTGCTCGGTAAGAGACTTGCGTAGTTCTGCAAACTCTGCCTTTAGTCCAGCAACGTCGTCGCGAGCATCGTACTCTGCTCTCTCAGCCGTGGACTTCTTGACATCGAGTTCGTCTGCGAACCTCGTAGCAAAAGTCTTGCTTAGGTTCTCATACGCCATCTTCTCCAGTTGCTCGGCCTTGAATGCCTCGTATGCCTTCTCGACATTCTCAGCAGTCAAATTGAGGGTAGTGAAATCACTGTCCTCTAGTCCCTTGCTAACAGAGAGAGCCTTTGGAGAGGCCGTGGGTGTTCCACCAGTAACAACTTCCTCTCCGGCTTCGTTTCCTTCAGCCTCGGTAGGTGCGTCATCGCCGCCGGGTAGACCCTTCTTCTCGCCGTCCAAGTTCTCATCGTCATCTTCGCTTTCTTCCTTCATGGTAGGTTCCATATCTTCCATTTCATTCTCACCTTCTGGTGATTCTTTCATGTACTGGTCCTCCACTTCATCATCTTCTTCCTTGCTGATTTGTCCGACCTGCTTCATCAAGTCGTTCAATTCCTCAAGTGCTTTTTCCAATTTTTCACTCATTTGTTTTTCACCTCCAACATCTCTTTTCAAAATGTCGAATTTCGCTTCTGGATTAATTCCCTTCTCGCAGATTGTGACTTCATGTAATTCCAAACGGTCTATCTCGTTGTACTCTCCATGTTCGTCAGATGTTCTCTGCTTCTTAGAAATTGCCTGTCCTCCTATACTAAATGACCTAAGTGTTCCTTTTCGGATGTTTCGTGAAATTTCTTTTGCCTTTTCTATGTCATCTCTCATTTTGATTACGACATAGAACCCAACGTCATCTACTGTAGTCTTGTGTAGAGTTCCGTTTTTGTCTCGATATTTCTCGATTACCTCCCCGACTTGAACATTTGAATGATTTGACATTACGTTTCTGTACTTCTTATCTACCATGTATTGTTTGACTGCTTCATCTAATGCACTAAGGGTAATCATGTCGTTTTGCTTATCGACCATTTCTATTGATGCATATCCTCCTATGACCAGTTCATCTGCTTTTAGAATCTTAAATTCATTGTTGTTTTCTGCCTTTAGTAGCATGTCTCCTGAAACTAACACTCCCAAAAGTGTAAAGTCTTACTATTTAACATAACATGCAAAATTACTCTGGAAGTTCTAATTTTGCATATTTGTCTTCTGTGATATCCCACAGATTCTCATCTGAGTCTAAGTCTAACATCTCTTGCTTCTTACCTGTCCAGACTACCCAAGTTTTCTTCTCATCTAGTGGTACAACTCTAACATGGAATCTAGTATCGAACTTATCTCCTGTAATCTTGTATTCGTGATAGCCTTCGCGCTGAACTCCTAGTTCGACATCACCAGAATCTATCTCCTTTCTATGTGGGCCTAAGTCCTTACCGACAATAGCAGGGAACTTCTGTGACTTACCGAACAAATCGTATACGTCGTCCAGTTCTGTAATATCAATCATCCAGAAATTCCTAGATTCATCTAGTTTCAAGATGAAGTCCAGATTGCCATCTTCTCTGAGCATGATGCTGAATCTACCAGAGTCAACCTTGGAAACCTCTGGTTCCTCAACATCCTTCTCCAATACATCATCCAATGCGGTAAACTTGTTGGGATGATGGTATCTAAGACTCTCCTGCTCCTTCATCCATCCCATCAGACTCTCATCAGAGGAGTTGAATACATCCTCAAATATCTCTGGATATTCCTTCTTCACGAATTCTACTATCTTACCGAATGGTGTCTTCTTGTTATCATATGTCTCTATGATTTCATTACGGATTGCGATTCTCAATTCAGACCTTCTGGATTTAACGAGAGCCTCCATCTCATTCTTCCAGACATCTATGTTGTAAAGGGCATTCTTTACCATTAGAGAGTCACCATCAAATCCATAGATTGTAAATCCATCAAAATCGCTCTTGGCAATTACCTCTGCCTCACCATGTATTCCATCGGTGATGAAGAATCCTTTCTTCACCTTCTTCTGATTGTTCGTAGACTGAGTTACGCCGCTGACTAGTTTGAATGGGTTAAGACTGCTAATTGCCTCACCAGCGTCAGACGACAAGGATTTCTTCGTCTTACTTGCAAGTTGCTCCAAAGTCTCAACCTTGTCAGATGAATCGACCTCTGGTATCTCTATCAGTTTAGCAGAGTACAGGGTGAAGCCTTGCTTGTTCTTCTTCACCTCATCGACCTTGACTCTGACTATACTTCCGACATCCACATTCTCTTTGGTGTTCAGTGCCTTGCCAACTGGAAGGTACTCTTTGTCATTATACTCAGTGGTCTTGTAGGTTCTCGCAACCTCAGCAGTGACAGGGCCAACACCTAGGGTGTATGACTTCATACCGCTCTTAGTGGACTTCTTATCGAGTACTATAACATCCAAGTCAACGAACTTCTTCCACTTAATCCACTTGGGATTCTTTCTGTTTCCTATGTAATAGGTAGACTCTAGGTCTTTTATCAGGACACCTTCGGAGGCAGGTAGTTCCATTATGTCCTTAGCATATTCACCGACTTCCTTAATCGAATCAGCCATCCTTGTATCCTTCTTGGATGGGAAGGCTAGTTGCTCGGAGGAGTGTTGGCTGAACTGATAGAGAAGCGTATTGATTCTCTCTCTCAGAGGTTCGCTATGTAGGTCGGTTCCCTCATGGTGCATAATGTCAAACACATGCGCTCTGAGTTGCCCTCCCTTCTTCTTCTTGAATACGTGAGTTATCGTATCTGCCCTATGCAATGGCTCGTCACCATCGAACAGAACCAGTTCAGCATCTAATATGCAATCACCAAACTGCTTCTCCTTGAGTTTCTTTATCTGCTCCTTGCATGCATCTGAGATATCCTTCTTGTTGTACGAGTAAACCTTGATGCTCTCTCCCTTCTTGTGAAGTTGAATTCGCATTCCGTCGTACTTCTCCTGCACTAGAAAGTCACCGGAAAGACCCTTTATGCTCTCCATGTCTTCTAATTCAAAGATTCTATACATTGGTTTGTTGGGAACGATGAAGTCAATCTCAGCCTTCTCCTCATCGCTCTTCTCTTCTTTTTTTATATCGACTTCCAGTAAGTTGTCCCACTTAGGCTTCTCGTATTCTCTCAGGAACATTTCCTTCAACGTCTTCAACCCGTTCTTGACTTTGGATTCTATTCTCTTGTTGTCCTCGTCTTCCTTGCCATAATGCTCTATGATGTAGAGTCCCAAGTCATCCTCATCCAAGTCCAGTCCCATGAACCCATCAGTTATCTCATCAGAATCTAAGTTCTTGGTATCCCATGCCTTGTCAGGCAGTGCTTTGGAATGTGAGCGTAATGCGTAATGTAAGAATGCAATAAGGATAGACTCGTTCTCCAACATGGTAGGTATCACATCATCCTCCCCGAACTTCTTGGAGAACGGGTCAGTCACCTTATCTGACCTGAACCTCATGTCCTTGACAGCCTCAAACAGTTTCTTGGCCTCAACGGATTGTGGCTTCTTGGCTCCTTTGTCGAAGACTAACTTCTCATCAACATAATCCTTCAACTCAGAGGAGAAGTCACTTAGGGAATCATACTTGTCTTTGATGTGTTCCACACTGTCAGCCCAATCATCGGAATACTCCGATGGGTTGTTCCTAGCAGACAGGTATGCGTATCGGACTTTCTCAAAGAAATCCAAGACCTCTTTCGTTAGGTCTTCTGTCTCCTTCTCAAATTCAAGTCCAGATATGGGCATTCAACAACATGCCCCCTTAGTTAGTACCGCCAGCAAGTCCGTATCCTGAGTTAATATCATCAGTTGATACTGGATTATCGACCTTCTCTTCTTTGGGGTTCTTGTTGGGCCTCTTCACTTTGACCTCTTCTCCCATCACAGGGTCTTTGTTCTCAAGGATGCCTAACTTGTTTGCTTCCTGAATTACTTTCTTGGCCTTGTCTATTGTTGCGTGGACAAGCATCTCTTCTTTGTTTATTTTCTCCGGCATCTAATCACCCCATTGTCTCGACTATCTTGTGTATGTCTTCCCAATCCATCTTCGCTATGACATCGCCACTTGGCATATCATCGTTGCTACCCATAGATGGTGTTGGGGAGTCTGCAACAACGAAGCCTGACTTCATCAGTAGGTTGTCCTTGTTGTACACTGCTTGTTCTAGATTCTTCACCTTGTCTACTAGTTCTTTCAGTAGAACTAACATTTCATTTTGTTCTTCGCTCATTTTATCATCTCATTGTAGTATTACGCTTACCTTTCCTAGTGCATCGCTGAGTTGTTTCATTTTATCAGTGCTATAGTTATCAATAGACTGTCCACTTTCCATCCTCTCTTTTAATTCCTGTAGTTCACTAATGACATTGGCGATATCTCCCTCCAAGAAGCCTTTAGCCTTGGTATACTCGGCGATTCTGTCAGAGTTTTCTCTGTCCATATTTGCGGCTGTCCCATCCATGTCACCTGAGAAATCGAATTTTAGTATGTTTTCCCAACTCATCTTACTCATCTCCCCATCCAACTCGGTCTAAAGTTTTCCATTGCTTCTGGTGCATCCCCTCTACTTCGTTGTCTAGTTCGTTGGTCAGCAGAACGACTTGCTTCATTTGCGTCTGACGGTGGGAAGTTGGTAAAATTTTGGCCCATTGTACTGAGTGAATTCATGTCTTCAACACCCTCCAAGATAGTAGGTCTTTCCATGACTTCCCTTCTGTGTGGAAATCCTCTCGCTCTACCTTCGTCTATATTTCTTCTCATAATACTAGCCTGATGTTTCAAATCCTTTTCTTCGCCACGCAATTCTTGTATTTCTTTGTCAGCAGAACGACCTTCTCCGAGTAGTCTTTGCCCTAATCCTAGTCTGTTCCTAGCACCTCTCATACTTTGCTTGGCTCGGTTTTTTTGATTTGCTTCTTCCATCGTTTCGTTATATTCATTTTCCGCCTGAGCATCCTGTGACTGTTGATAAAAACTAGGCACGTAGTTTTTCCTTAGCATGTTAAACCAATCATTTTTCATCCTACTTATCCCCCTTCTTCTTCGGATATATCTGTTCTCTAATCTGCAAGTAAAGTGTCTCGTAGTCCTTCCTCAGTTCTGCGGCAGAAGCCATGATGTCTAAATTCTTTTCCTCAAACTTAGTGACTTTCTTCTGTAGTGCCTTGTTTGACTTAACGAAGTCAACGCCACTCAGTTCGTCTATCAGGTCAGATAGTCTGGTCATGTCCTTACCGAACATCTCGGTTGGTTGTGAGGCTTGCAGGAGTTTCTTAATTTTCTTCTTCTGCTTGTCACCCATCTTATCTAGAACAGAGTCGGCTTTGAGAATAGATTGCCAACTCATACTTGTCCCACCCTTACCTCGCTAATTAGGCTTGTTCATTTTTTCCTGTAGTTGTTGAGTTGCCATGTCCTCTATTTGTGCAAGACTCATTTTGGGATTCTTCTCTTTCAATTGCGCTACAAGTTTCTTCTTCTCTTGGGCTATGGTTTTAGCAGATTGCTCAGTGCCTTTCCTACGCCTTCTTAATCTAGGTTTATCTTCGGGTTTGTCCTTATCAAACGACTCTATGTAATCAGTAGGATTTGCAATTATTTTCTGTAATGACTCGTAAAGGCGATTGAATTCTTCGATAATCGGTTTAAAATCAGAATCATTCAGTGGGACTAGGGTGGATTCTGTTCTCCTTATTTCATATTCACTTCTTTCTATAGCCTCGTCTAAATCAAAGTCAATCTTAGTAGCATGTGAAAGTAGGTCTTGTTTCAATGAACCTCTAAATGGAGATTTGCCTTTCTGCTCACCACCGGGACTAGTAAGTTCAACATCTTCTGCTTGTCCAAAATCATCAAATAACCTCTTGGAATTCCTATCATATTTTCTTGCTATTGCCTTCGCCTTTCTATCCTGTTGACTTTGTTCTTCTGTTGTAGTAACAAGTGGCATTTGCAATTCTGCGTTAAAATCACCCTTGAGTTCTTGCAGTTGTTGTATTATCTTCTTCATACCACGGTACTTTTTACGACCAATCTGGTTTCTCCTACTTATTTGGGAATAAGCAACAACATTAGCAACTCCCTTTAATTGTGTTTTGATTAATTCTCCTGCTCCTTCGACTTTCTTACGACGGTCAAGAAGTTTTACGTTGTCCTCAATCTCATCTTCTAAGAAAACCAAGGTCTTCCTAATCGTATCATACTTAGGCTTATTTTTTACAAGTAATTCAATGTTAGTTAAACCTCTATCCTCGCCTTGTACATCCTGTACGAATCTACCCTTTCTCCTAGCGACATCTATCTCCTTCACCTTCCTTGGTGGTTTCATCCTGTCCTCGCCAGCCGATTCCATAATATCTTTCATCATCTCAGTGGCTTCCATACCATTTGCATCTTCTCTCACTACTGGATTGTCCCATGAGGTTCCGTTCCATTCACTGTCCTTGGTGATGAACAACTCACTCAGGTCTATGGCATCCTTCGCAACTTTACCCTTGTAGAGTAGTTTCTTGAGTAAATCTCTTACTTTTGGAGATATCCTCTCGTATGCCGCAACAGCCTCCCTCTGTAATTTTCTTTCTCTACCTGCTACCACTTTCCCTGAATCTGGTGCTGATTCATATCTAGCCTGAGCATTCAATGCTCTTTTGACCTTTTCAATATTCTCTTGTCGGGTTTCTGACCTGTCTGAGAATTCTATAATAATGTCCCTGCCACTTTGTTTTATGGCTATACCCTTTACTCCAAACTCCTTGCTCAGATATTTTCTGATTTCAGTCTCAGCACCCTTCTTGCTTCCTATGACTTGTTTTCTACTCTCTATTTTACCTCTATCTCTCAAGTACTTTGCTCTCTTCGGGTCGAATAATGTGTTTATCAAATCATTATACTCTTCAACTTCATTCTCCAAAGTGACCTCAGATTGATTCTTGCTTCTAGCATCTAGGAACTCTCTTCTTAGATTGCTGTCTCTTACCCAATCTCTCATGGCGTTATCAGGGACAGGTATTTCCGTACCAGACAAACCTAGGTAAACCGCTTTCTCTACTCTCTTCCTTTTTGCATCTACCTTATCTTGAGGAGGGGCTAGTTCCTTTCGACTAATCTCCTCAAGTAGTTTTCTCATTGATTCGTTCTTCACAAGCATCTCTGCGAGTTTCTTGGATTGGTATTGTGACTTTACCTTCTTGGCATCATATGCACTAGTGTCTTTCAGCAATTCTGTCATTTTTTTCTGAAAGTCCATCATAACGGCATTTCTAAATTTAGATTGATTTGATACGGAATCCTCAATGATGTTCTCTACATATTCAGGATATCTCTTACCAAAACTATCGACATACTCTTCCCAATTCTCCTTCTCTGCTTTAAATTCAAACTTTAGTTCCTTGTGTTCTTTCTTGCGCCTTGCAAAATCCTCAGCAGATTCACCTTTCTTTTTCTTAGGGGCTTTGAGAGCCTCCTTGGAATACTTGCTCTTGTATTCTACATCACTAATTGATTTCTTAAAAGGAAAAAACTTTCTTCTTCTAGACTCATATGTGTAATCACTTGGTTCCTCGTCATCTTCATCATATTCTACAAGATAATCGTAGTCTGCCGTCTTAACATCTGGAAACTTCTTGTCTGCCCCTTTGGTCTTCTCTATCCATAGTTTCTTCAATTGATTTCTATTGATTACATCATCGAAATCAATGGTGATGTCACCTATGCTTAAGTCAGCAACATCAAACTCATCATCGAACAAGTCGTCTTTTGTTGCAGTTAGTTTACTGATGCCCGGATACTTGAGTTGCTCTTCTATTGTATCTTTTAATTTATCATATTTCTTCTGGTATTCTGGTGGAATCCTTTCTCTACCAGATATTATGTCATCCATGAATGGAGCAGTCTTTCCAGCAATGTAATCCCTAGTCCATGCTTCCATTCTTTTTTTGACTTCTTCATCAAACTTTTTTTTCTGTTTTCCATCAAGTTTTCCAATAGCAGTCCTAAGTTTCTTGTCGTACTTAGTGTCCGCTTTCAGAAGTATCATCTCACTCACCTAGAATGGGATGTTCTCTTTTCTGTTCTTGGACTTCTTGGGAAGTATGATTACATCAGGGATGTCAGCAGAGGATGGTATCTTCTTCTCCACTGTGGTATCCTTGTCGATGCCACCAACAGAATAGTCTCGATTCTTCTCTATCCTGTTCTTCTGCTCTCTTCTCTCTTCTATCCTAGCGGCCTTTAACTCTCTTTCCAATTGTCTTACGCTTTTATCACTCATCTTTTTTCCTCCTTAGTTCTTTGAAATCCTTTGCGTCAATGTCTCCATCATCATCCACATCAAGATTTTTCTTTTGCTTTTCTGTCAACTTCAATATTTTTTGCCATTCCATATTCCTTCCTCCACAAATAATCTGATTCTCTCATCTGTCTCCGCATTCAATTTGTCAATCTCTTCTTTCCATTTCCTTGCCGCGTCAAGCAGTCTGCTCAACCGACCCGCCTCTCTGTCCGCCTATCGACATTGCGATTACCTGCCTCCTTCGGTAAACCTGTGAATCTCTTATCTGGACCCTCGCTCATGCTAGGTTTGTTTCTGCCTTTCACAGTCGCAGGTTTTCCTGCTTGCTCGGCTGTTGGTCTTGTTCCGGCTTCCATCATTTGACCTAATTGTGATTGGTCGATATCCGTACCTGCGTATGGGTCCAACTGAAATTCCCCTTCTGCTCCTTGTTCTGCATTGGGGTCTTCTTTTGGTTCTGGTTTGTAGTAGGTGAATCTGCCTTCGTCGTCCATGTCAACCTCAAAGCCTAGGTTCTTGATGGCTCCTGCGACGTTGACCTCTATCTCCCTCTTCCTCAGTTTAGCAATCTCATCTTCTTCTTCTGATGGCGGCAGTTTGAGTTTCCAATCGGTAATGCCGAACTCTAGAGTCATAAACGGGAAGACGTAGTTGTTCCAAATCGTCTGTGCCATCTCGACCGCTCTGTTGGTTACGAGTATCTGCATGCCTTCGTTGTTCAACCCACCACTAGCAGAGTTATCTGCCATGAAGATTTTACTGACTCCATAGAATGCGGCAATCCTATCTCGCAAGTCTTCCTTGACAGCGATGTAGTCCATCTCTTTCAGAGTGTTCATAAAATTAATCCACTCAACAGAGCCTTTACCATTCTCTGCTTCTATTCCCATCACTGGTATGAAGTGAGGGTCTTGCTCAATTTTCTCCTTGACCCCTCGCCAAAATGACTTCATCGAATCGATGTTCCTAGTCTGCACTGCTAGTAATCCCCTTGGCATTCTAGCCTTGGTGTAAGATGAGTTGACATAGTTCTCCATTGCCATTAGCGTAGTGACGTTGTTCCATAGGGTGATTATCGGTGAAGTACCATACAATCTAGACGGAGAGTACTTGCTGAAATGCAGAACTTCCCCCTCAATAAAATACTGCTCCTCTCCCTTGACTCTGTTGACGTAATGGACAGGGAACATTGCACTTCCACATTCTTCACAGCATTCGTGCTTGTCCTGTGTAATTTGGTTTCGGTGTCTAAGACAGGTGAATCCCTTTACTCCTCTCTGTCCAACGTCATCTGTGTATAGGTGGAAAGTTACAGGGTCACCTCTGTATATTTCCTTGATTCTGTGCATCTTTATGTTGTTGTTGTTATCCAAGTAGTATTCCTTGACCATCACTAGATATGCATCATCAATAATATTCAGGTCATCTTCTAGTTCCTTGAGTACATCAATAAAGAGTTGCTCTGATTTGTTTACATGTTGTTCTAGGAACTTGTGAGCGTACTTTAGTTGATTCTTGTCTGGTTTCCTCAAATCAGTAGAACCACAATCAACACATTGGTCTACTGGACTCTGATGACTGTTTCCACATTCATTACACTGAGAGACAAACGCTTCTTCCCAAATATACCCTCTTCGGAATATCTCTTGTTTGAGTTGGGTAGTGCATGTCCTGACAATAGTAGACTGCTTCGCTAGGTTGTATATGATGGGAGTAGTGAGGAAATAAGAAGTGTCTTTTTCCTGAATCCCCGGATTGAATACCTGTCTGTCTTCCGGTTTAGGGGTAGTGTCTCTGAATAGTCGCGCTATTGAAAATCTTCTTTTTTCTGCCATTAGCAATTCCACCTGCGCCTTGCCGCTCTAGCCTTCTCGCTATAAGTGCCATCATCCCGCTTGAACCCCCTTGACCTAGAACAAAATGACTTTCTCCTCTTAGCGGCCTTGCTTCCGGGTTTCAATTTACTAGGCTTAGTGGTGACTGGCTTCTTTAGATTCGCACCAGTCTCACGCTTGAACTTAGCCCGCCCTTTGGCACTCAGTCCTCCTGTTCTCGCATGGATTTTCTTGTTGTATCCCTTGAAGGGCTTCTTCTTTTTCTTGAGAACGTCGAACCAATCCATGATATCACCTCTGAGAGAACTTCTTTCCTGTTGGGACATGTTGCTTGCCTTTCTTACGACCTTTTCTTTTCTTACTATCCTGATAGTCTAAGGTCTTTTTTGGAGTAGACTGGTATTTTCTCTTAGGCATGTATCTTCCTTTGGTTTTGGAAGGTGCTTCCTTTCCTTTCTCCTTTTTACGGTGTTGCTCTTGGCTTCCCCACTCCTCTTTTGTCCAAGTAGCCAAGTCCTGTTGTGTCTTCTTCTTGGCCTTGAGAGTTGTAAACCAATCAGTCACGATAGCCACCACCTGCTTTCTTGTAGGCTTGGGCTAACATCTGTGCCTTACGTGCTGACCACTTCCCAGCAGGGCCACCTTTACTCCCCGCTTTGATTCTCTGAAACTGTTTCTTCCTCATACCGGGCTTAGTATAATTACCAGCCTGATTCACCTTGGACTTGCCCTTCTTCTTCAAGACATTAAACCAACTCATTGACTATCCCTCTCCAATTTGTATTTTTCTTTCAATTCCTGCTCATAATTGCTAACATAATTAAAAATGGCTTTTTCAATCTTGTCTGTTATATGATGGAGCGGAACTCCACCCTCACTGATTTTTCTACCACTAGCGGGATATCCATAATCTGTGAATCCCGTTGGCAAGCGATTGTTGCTGAATTTGAAAAAAGACTCTCTTGTTGCATTAATACCAAAATTACTGTTAGTAATCTCTACCATCATATCAACAAGTTTAGTCTCTAAATCCTTACCCAAATTATATTGCCTTGTCCCAAAACTATCGCCTTCTTGTGAGGGAGCCTTAACTACATCAAACCAATTCATGCTAGTACCCCCTCTAGTTTGTCCATCTCAACCATCTTACAATTGTCATGTAGTTTGGCTACGGTATCAATATCAATATTGTACTTACCAAAGTCGTATCTAACATTGTCCTTGTGATTCTCGTATTTCATCAACTTGAACAACTCGTCCTTTCTTGCATTGTACCAATCTGCTTTCTTATGGGACTTCTTCATCCTCAACAATTCAAGTAGTATCTCAGCATTAGTCTTCTTTAGTCTTAGATGTGGTAGGCACTTCGTAAGAATCTCTCCAACATCTGCCGCAGAATAGAAGTTCAGCCTGTTCACTGGTCTGGTATCCTGTGGTGACTTCTGGTCTAGATGTAATCTTCCACAACCGAGGGACTTCTTCATCTCCAACATGAATGCCTTACCACGATTGCCTGTAGCAATCAATCCGACTCTCGGATTGTAGTTCTTGTCCATCGTGATGTATCCATCTGAGTCTATGAATGCCGCAGTGTATGCATAGATATCCTTCTTGATATCATCATTGAATTTGTAGAACGAACCATCCACATGAGTTATGTCATTCCCCACTGCAATCTTAGATATCATGCTGGGAGAGGTTTTCTTGAAGAGTCTCTTTGGTAATCTCTCATGTATCTGCCTAGATGATATCCCCGGCTCCTCAGTAACAGATTTCAGTATATGGTCAAAGATTGTCTCTTTCTGACTCTTTGATATCTTCATGCTCTTTATGCTGTGTTTGAATTCCCTCTTCATACTAGTCATGTCCTTCGCCATTCTAGCATACTCAGGGCCGAAGTCCGCATCCTGCCTGTCCAACTTTGTCTCCCAATACTTACAGAGTAAATCGATTGTGTCTCTTCTCTTTCCTTCTGACGAAATTAAAGACAGTTTAATCAAATCAGTCTCAGTGCAATTCATCTCCTTAACAAGAGGTTTGTACTTTGAAACCCAATAGATGTCATCAATGGCAGAATCTAAATGGTCAGAATAGGCTTTGATTAGATTGTCGATGGATACAGTGATTGCCTTCTTCTCATCTCCCTTGAGAGTCCTTCTGAAATTCCGTAGGCTCTTGACCATATCAGGAATGTCCTTGCCTTCTATCTCGTACTTCTTTACGTTAGAAGCCAATTCTTTCTTGGCATCGGATAAAGATACTTCAAACGTCTTGGCATAGTCCTTCTCTATTTGGGTATGGTCACTAGTGGGC